CTATTCAGGCGGCCAAGGATCTTGTCCTGGCTCCTGAGCGGCTCAGAAATGCCCATGCAGATGACTTCATTGGCTCCACTCAGCTGGACGAGCGGTATGAGTACAGCCGGGAACAGGTCATCGTCAACAAGACATATCTTGACGGCAGGGAGATCGCGAGGAGCGAGGCACCTTACCGGCGTTCCCTGGATGCGAGGGAGAGCAGGAAAAAGGGCAGAAGGACAGCATTTGCCTGATAATATGATTGGATAGTCCTGGGAATCCCGGGCTCATCTATTGAGGCTTTGATATGGCGATATACAGGTTTACAGATACGATCGAACGCGCACTTCGGAGCGGATATCCGGCGGAAGCGCTGAATTTCAATGGGATCTACTTTGAGGACGAGATCGAGGGATACCAGACACTTTCGGTCTCGGGACGAGAAGCTCTGGAAGCAGAGGTCGATTATATCGAGACCAAGGCAAGGCACGGGGCGAAATACCGCAGCAGCAGGTATCTGCCCCGCGTCATAACGGTGCGATATAAGATCCGGGCAAAAGATTCGTCGGACCTCATTGAAAAATATAACAGGCTGAATTATCTCCTGGGAGTGGAGGAAGCCAGACTGATCTTCCAGGATGAGCCGGACAAGTTCTGGATCGGGACGAGGCGGAGCCTTGCACCGCCCGAAGAGGGCCTGCTGACGACGACCGGCGAGATTGAGTTCCTCTGCACCGACCCGTTTAAATACTCGGTCAAAAAATACGAGGTCGCGGCCGTCGACGGCGCGATTACCACGCACTACAACGGGACAGTGCCGAACCCGCCGGCATTTAGGATACATGCAAACTCCGACACAGCTCTTGTGGAGTTTTTGAAGGATGTGGCTCGAATTGGAATCGGAATGCGAATCGATCCATCAAAAGAGATCTCAGGAATGTCGAATGTTCGATTCAGTGCTTACTCGGAAATGTCACTTGCGCCTGTCTATACACACGGACTTGCTCCGTGCTTTCAGGATACGACAGCGATTTTCTGGAAGGAAGGGGAACTTGGTCTTGTGCCAGGGACAGACTTTTTCGAGTATGCTGGAAGGATTGAATATCAGACAGAGCTGATTGCCGGCGAGGAGTGGCTAATCCCATTCAGGACAGCTGACTTTGATCACTCATGCATTATCAGGCCAGATGGAATTTATACGATCGAGACCTGGGGTGAGGCTGCGGAAGAACTGGCCGGGCAACCTGCTGAAACACCAGGGCGGTGGTCTGATATATCGGCGATAGATGACTATGCATACCAGTCAGGAGAATACCGGGCGAGGGGCACAGGGCTCGGCTATGTTCTAGAAAATCTAATTTCTCAAAATTTCACATTTAGCTTTGAGGCGGAAATATACTCGGGGCATCCGACAGAGTGCGGAGCGCAGTCATTTGCAGTATATGCAGAAGGGACGAGGACAGCCGTTGACGATAACGATGTATCGACAGAAGAAACGTACCGTTATCCCGCATTTGGACTCGGAATCAGAAAGACGGCAATCGGGACGAACCGACTGGAACTGACGGTCTATGTGGATGGGAATATAGTAGATACGATAGTCATGCCGTCACTTGAATCGAACGAAGTCTTCGGAAAACAGGGCCTTCCCTGCACAATGAGCCGATTCGGCCGGGTATGTACCCTCCGCCTCGGAAATGAGTCTTATGCCTACACGGCGGTGGAGGCGGTCCAACCTGCCTATGTAGGAATATACGTGTGCGACTATGTAGGAGCACCGAAAATGGCCTGCAACGCCATCAGATACGTGAGCTATGAAGAACAGACAGCTGATACAGCCAAGGGCGTGAGAAATATCATTCGGAATGGAAGCGATGTCATAGTTGACTGCGCAGCGGCTGATATAATGGTCAACGGCATTTCAGAACCAGCGATGGGGGACATAGCGAACGAATGGGACGCAATGGAACTTCTGCCAGGAGATAACAGTATAGCGGTAATTGCTATCGCGGATAATGTTCCGGAGGTCATTATGGAATACCGGGAGGCATATATATGATCATCTACTTTGCAGACAAGTATATGTCCATCCTGGGGGCTGCCGGCGATAGGCTGAAGGAGGGACTGCGAATCACGGACGACCTGAAGACCTCGGAGCTTGCTTATGGGTCAGACATTTTCGAGGTGTCAGTCAGGTACAGGGATGAGGAGTACCAAGCTGTGGATAAGCTAAGTGAGGCAGGCGGATATATCTTGCGGGCGGCAGGCGGAAAGTACGAGTGCTATACGATCCTGGAGTCAGAGAACGAAACGGAGGAATGCAAATGCTACCTCACCGCCGAAAGTGCCGGTCTCGACAATATCAACGAGATTGTGGAGGCGTATGAAGCTCCTTATGCGATGTCACTCAAGCAATACATAGAACAGACATCCGCAAGCGTCAATAGTGGCTTTGTGATGGGCACGGACGAGTCGGAAGGGAAAAAGAAGCTTGTATTCGACTCGGCTCAGCCGGCAGCGGAACGCTATCTTTCGATTGCGGATGCATTCGGCGTGGAGCTATCTTATAGCTTTGATATTGATGGGTTCCAGGTAGTGGGGATGTTCTTCAATTTCCACAAAAAACGTGGTCGGATTCTTGATAAGCCGCTCCGGGTAGGGCATGAGATCAAACCGCTCAAGATCAGGAAGTCTATGCTGGATTTTGCATCTGCCCTTTACCCGCAGGGGGGCGTTCCATCATCGTCGGACGGGTTCCAGACACCTTCAGCTAAGTACACGTGGGTCAAGTGGTCGAATAATGCGAATGGTGACGAGATGGCAAATACGCCGTCCTCCCGGGCTTATATCGGCATAGCCTACGACAAGAAGAACAAGGAGAAATCATCGGATCCGGCGGATTACATATGGACGCAGATCAAGTCGGGTGGGAACTACAGTGGCGCGGGGGTGCTAAGGTCATCCGGCAATTTTACATGGATCCGGTACTCGATGTACGCGGATGGGTCATCGATGTCGGCAAATCCGATCGGAAAGCGTTATATCGGCATAGCTCTCGGAAAGACGACATCGGCATGCTCCGGCAATCCCAAGGATTATATCTGGTATCCTGTTACAGAGGATAGCGCAGACGCGATTACACTGGAAGGGCTTAAATACGATGACGGAGATATGTACGTCACCGGAAAGAGACTTGTCAGCCGGTCTGCCCGGAAGGTCTGGAACAGATACCTTGCCATGGACTCAGTGAGTGAGGGAAATGTTACAGTAGATTTTTCCTACGACACGAAAGACCAGAACGAACTCCTGCAGCAGTCCATCCGGGAGCTGAAGCTCCGGGGGAAGATGAAACGGGAGTACAGCACGGAGCTGCTCGAAGACATAAAGCTCCGCGTAGGCGATACGGTCCCAATCGTGGACGAAAAGAGGGGAATATATCTGACAGCACGAGTCATCAAGCTGGCAGAATCTCAGTGCAATGGGACGGTCGACGCTGCATTTGAGGCATATGAGGACACAGGAGTATAGAGAGGATAATATGAGTACATATACACTTAACATTGCAACGGGTTCGACACCTCCCGCGGTGTTCGTCAAGCAGTATGACAAGGGGTATGCGATTGACTTTAAAATCTATAACGGTCCGGACATCTACGATCTGACTGGCCATACCATCCTCGTGAACCTGCATAAGCCGGACAACAATGTATATATAGGGATCGGGGAGATAACGGATGCGGGCGACGGTGCTGTATCTGTTCGTCTGGACTCTGAAAGGCAGATGACGGCAGCGGAAGGAGAAGGCTTACTTGAGCTGGTCATGGTCAGGAGCGGGAAAGCGCAGGCAACGGCCAACGCCCGCTGGATCGTACAGGAGTCGCCCGGGTCGGACGTGGTCATATCTGCGTCGGTCGTTAACGGCCTTATAGCACTTGCCGCGAACATTGCCGGGGATGTTTCCGATGCTGAGACGGCGGCATCAGCCGCAGCCGGAGCTCTGGCTGAAGCTCTTTTAGCACAGGCTGCCGCCGAAAGCGCAAGAGACGAAGCAGCGTCGATCGCCATGGGAAACCTTCGAGATGTGCTCTTTCCGGTAGGGTCCGTTCTGCAGTACACAGACGCGACAATTGATCCGAACACGCTGGTCGGCGGGACATGGACACGGATCGAAGGGCGGTTTCTTTTTGCGGCAGATGAAACCCACGCGATCGGCTCGACAGGCGGCAGCGAGACGGTGAGGCTTACATACAGTCAGATGCCGTCACACAGGCATTTGGTCATCAACCTGGCTAAAGGCGTGACAACGCCGGACTATTTGCACGCGGTAGCACGATACGACAAAGAGAACACATCATGGGAAGACTGCCACTACCAGCTGAACGGCAACAGTAATGAGGCGAATGGTGGGCGTTCGTCGGCGGCAGGCGGCGGCGAAGCTCACGACAATATGCCTCCGTACCTTACGGTATATATGTGGGAGAGGACAGCATAAAGGAGAAGCATTATGAATGTATTTGTTATGGAACGGTCGATTGTCCGCCCCCTCGGGCGTGATGCACAGAACCGGCTCATAGGGTATGTCGGAGAGAATAACTCCCGCTCTTTCTACATCCGGA